CCCCTGCGATACTATCTGGTATACAAAACTATTTTCAGCAGTATCAACGTCCTGAGCGGTACCCAAGTTAGTAATTAGATACTCATCGAAGGAAACCAAACCATCATCTATGCCAAACTGAGAGGCGCCGATACTAGTCCAATTCGTATTTCCTGCGCTTTTAATAACATAAGCCGTTGCATTTACAATATCCGCCGCAGGAATAGTTGCGTCCTGTACGCCGATTTCAGCAACAGGAGTATTTTCAACAGTAGTAATAGAAGTTATTCGACCCTGTTGGTCTACAGTTATTCTAGGTATAGTACTAGACGTACCATATGTGCCCGTAGATACAGAAGTATTATCTAAGTCTATAGTAACTTCATCAGGAGTTACAGTTGTAGTTATACCTACACCACCTGATATACTTAGGGTATCTGCACCTATTTCTACTGTATTTGTGCTACCAACATCTGCTGTAATAGCAAAGGAAGCTCCGGACAGTCCTATTACGTTATTCTGCCATACACCTTTGCTTGCATTGTAAGTCCAGGTTATATCCCCCGACGTGATAGTATCGCCGTTACTAGGGCTTGAAGGAAAAGTTAAAGCCATAGTAATCTCCTAGATTTCTACCCATTGGAAAGAGCTGCCATCATAATAATAGATGTATGTTTTTAAATCAGCAGTATCTCTCCACATATCTCCTTCTTGGGCGGGACTGGGTGCAGTAGCAGATTGAACTAAAAATACTGAACCACGATTAATATGTACAATACTTTCAGTGCCGCCAACACTCTTCTTAATGTACATATCTCCATCATAGGTATTAATTGCAACTTCTCCAAGTTCAAGTTGCGAAGTGGTAGGAGCGGTATTGGCAGAGCCAGACCGCTTTAATTTGATAGTTTGTGCCATTTGGCTCTCCTAAATGCTGCGTATATACGCGGGAGAAAAGATATTAGTAGGTGCCGCCGTCTAGAGTATTAGACCATTGAGCAGCTCCACTTCCGTTCATAGCTAAAATATAATCGTGATTTGTTGTGCTTGCATTTCCTGAAGGTTTTACGAGTCGGGTATACCCTCCGTCAGAGGCTGCTCCAATAAGTAAATCACCAACTGCTGTTGTTGAAATTCCCTTAATTCGTAAAGCATCTGCCGATACCTCTAATGTAATATCATCGTCGTTTACATTTAACGTGTTACCGCTTTTTGAAAGCGCGTCACCAGCAACAATTTGACCGGCACCTGAGAACTGAGTAAATACTAAATTACTTGTGCCAAGAGTAGCTTCTCCTGTTACATTAGTAAGAACGAAACCATTGTCCCCATCGGAACCTTCCTCAACAAATACAAATAATCCACCGGTTACTTCAGCATTAACATTGGCATCCGAAGATCTGGTGAGTACTGCGCTTGCAGCAGGATCCGCCGCACCAACAGTTGTAACTTCATATATGCCGTTTTCAACTTGACTTGTTTGATTCTGCACAAGTACTCTATCACCCTGTGATAAAGCAACGCTATCAATAGTAAGTGCGCCCGTGGCTGTTGCAGTAAGAGTTCCTGCAGAATTATCATAGGAAGCGGTAAAGTTAGCTTGAGTCGCAACGCGAACGGAGTCTTTTATATCTAATGCTTGCTTTACAGCATCTACATATGCTTTAGTGGCGGCATCTTGTGCCTGAGTAGGATCCACAACATTAGTAATTCGGCTAGAGTTTACATCTACAACACCGGTACCGTTGGGATTTAAGGAAATATCACCATTAGTATCAGTAGAGGATATTTCATTTGCTGTTACATTAATATTTCCTGCAGTAAGATCTGTAATAGAGGTTGCTAAGCTTACAAAGCCTCCTGAAACATTAAAATCACTGCTATTAAAAGACGCAGTACCTAAAGAAGCTGCTCCAGCATTTGCTCCATCGGTAGCTGCAGTAGCGCTAACAGTAAGAACTACGTCATTACCACTTGTAGTAACTGCTGTATTGATTGGGTTTGTACCCAAAATTTTCAGCTCACCATTAAGCTGCGCTAAATCTTGCTCTCCCCCTACATCATCAGAAACCTTTAAAACAGTAGATACTGCTTGAAAAGTAAGCTCTCCAGCTGCATCAGAAACCAGAGCATGTCCGCTAGTGCTAGCATCAGCAGTAGGGAAAGTATACCCAGCGGCTCCATCGGCTCCAAGGTGTAGCTGTTTATTTAATTTAATCTCTTCGGCAGAATTAGTAGTAATAAGTGTAATATAATTATTAGTGCCTTCACTAATTGTTAGCCCTGTTGCAGAATTATCTACAATTTTAAGCTCTGTAGCTTGGCTAGATACATCCACAGTTCCTGCATCAATATCAAGATTTCCTGTTCCTGTGTCAATTTTTACATTGCCGGATACTGCAGTAATCGCATTTGCATCAATAACAAGATTGGCAGTTTTAAGCTTATTTACTTTTCCGGAAGAGTCTACAAGAATTGCACTTTCTGCACTTTCGTTTAGAGTGCCTGCAGTGTGGGCCATTAAGTCTGTAAAATATTTGCCCCCAATTACATCAATGCTAGCCGCGTTGCTTCCAGCACCAGGTCGTCCAATATAAAGTTTGTTTTCGGTTGAGTGAGCATTATAGGCTAACTCACCTACCGCCATAGTGCTAGGAGTTCCTGCACTTGCGTGACGTCTTTTAATTTGAATTGTCTGAGCCATTTATGAACTCCGGGGTAGCCTAAAAGGCTCCTGCATCTAGTGTGTCTGAATCTCCTTCAGCTGCACCTACAATTATAGGTACCCACTCAAAAGTGCCAGTACTAGTTTCGCGATATATTTTTACTTGGTCATCGTCCGTATCATACCAAATATTTCCCTCACTTACAGAAGAGCCCCCTGTTGGGGCCGGTGTATTATCCTGTGAATAAGAAGCCAGATCGGCTAGCTGCTTTACAGCGCCATCTATAGTTGTGGCCGTAATTTGGCCATAAGGAGTGAAGTATACGTTAGACGCAGATGCAGAAATAGGAAGAGCAAAGTTATTGACTACTAAATCGGTCTGATCTCCCACAACATTTACAGAGATCGCACCTTCTTCACTTACTGTTATCTCTTTTACTTCTTCAGTGATACTAACCTGAGTAATGTCTTGATCAGCCACTTGCTCCCACCGTAATTCCAGCAGTAAGATTTACTGTGCCTTCGATAAGTCTCTTAACTGTGACATTATCCGCAGTATGTATTTCTAAATCGTAAACATACAGACCCGGCGATAGCGCCGCAGTAATATTTGGAAGTAGTTGCATTTTTATCTTACCATCCGTTACTGGGTCAGGAATAGTGCAAGTAAATGTAGCGGCTACATCAGTAGCACTCTTGCTAGTTTTCATCTTTGCACGAGCCGCGTAGCCGTCAAGGTTTTTAACTACCCCGGCTTCCTTAATAATCAAGTCGATCGCAAAAGTCGATCCCTGGTCAATCACTAGGTCATAGTTAGCTGCGCTCATTGAAATTCTCCATGATTAAATTATAACAAAGGGGACATGCGTAGTCAAGAATTATTTTTTAAGTGGTTAAGTTAATTTTCCGAGACGCACTCTTAACACATTATTCGAGTCTTTAATGTCTATTCTGGTATTGCTACCGTCAAAAAACATAGTAGAGGCACTTGATGCTGTGGATGAAATAGTTAGCTGCTCTGCATCAATACTTCCTGTTTTTATGTTTGCTCCATCAATAGAAGTAGCGGCAGTACCTCCATTAATAGCAGTGGGCCCGCTAGAGAATGTACCATTACTAAATGTTACTACCCCTGTAAAGTTAGTATACGCAACAATAGAAGAATAAGTAACATTAAAACTAGAACTTCCTGCGGTAGTTTCTGTGCCAAAATACCTAATTGTATGATGCGTATTGGAGCTAGTAGGAACTTGAGGCCTGGGCGAGTTTCTCCAGCAATTTGTAGTTCCATTGTCATTTATATTACCCCCTGAAACTACACCCGTTGAAAAAGTATACAAATTGCCGGTAGGAGTAGGAACTGAACCACTCGATTTTTCATAATATAAATAGCCTTGTACGGTACGTAGTCCCGCAGCGCCATCAGTCCCGTCCTGTGCAAGCAAAGAAGAAGGAGCCCATTCACTGCTTGCTATAGTATCTGAGGATAGTCTGCTAATTGCTGCTGCCTGAGAGGTCCACAGATAAGCTCCGCCGGTGGAAGGAATATCCGAGCTCCATCCATTTGCAGTTGTAAAAGAAATATTTCCACTAGAAAATGTATAAGTGGTATTACCTGAGGGTAAACTGCCAGAACTACTGCTACTATTGTTTTTCTTATAAATTCGCACTGTAGCACTATTAAAACCATCTATACCGTCTTCTCCATTTTGAGAAAGAATTACGGGGGAAGACCACTCCCCAGATCCTACGGTATCTGACGTTCCGGTGCCAGAAGCAACAGCAGCCACTATATATAAAGCGGAAGTACCGCTAGGGATATCTTTTTGCCAGCCATTAGACAAGCTGGTTGTTGTAATTTTACCTGTTTGAAGACTAACTTCTACGGATCCGGGATTAGAAGTTATCGCGCTTGAAGACCTTTGATATGCATATACTAATGCGGTTTTTGTTCCTGCAGGTCCATCACTTCCGTCTTGCGCGATTAAAGAGCTCGCAGCCCATTCACTACTTGCTATAGTATCTGATGAAGTAGTACTGGCGGCTGTAGCCTGTGAAGTCCATAAGTATCCGCCTCCGGTGGAAGGAACTGTAGAGGTCCAACCATTGGAAGTTGTAAAAGAAATATTTCCACTAGAAAATGTATAAGTAGTGTTACCAGAAGGCAGGCTGCCGGAGCTAGTGCTACTATTATTTCTTTTATAGATTCGGACTGTGGCGCTATTAAGCCCTGGATCCCCTGCCTGCCCATTTTGGACAAGAATTACTGGGGAAGACCATTCCGTAGCTCCTATAGTATCGGAAGTACCTGTTCCTGCAGCAGAAGCAGCTACAACATATAGAGGGGCAGTGCCGCTAGGTATAGTTTTAGACCAACTATTAGCCAAAGTACCTGTTGTAATTTGTCCAGTCTCTAAACTAACCGTTACTGCGCCCGGATTAGAAGTTATTGCACTTGAAGACCTTTGATATGCATATACTAATGCGGTTTTTGTACCATTACTACCAATAATACCTGCTCTAGCCTTAGAATAAGAAAAAGTCTTATTAAAAACAGGGCCTCCATGATTAATAGTTATAGGTATACTTAAAGTACCTGAGTCATTACTCGATAAAACTGCTGTAATATCAACTTCAAAATCTAATGCAGGACTCGAGCCTACAGTTCCTGTAGAAAGTGTTAAACCATTGGAAGGGCTCTGAGTGACAGTTCCTACGGTATAGGTATTGTCTGCTGGATCTGAAGAATTATCATAATAGTATCTGATATCCCCATTAAATACGTTTACCGTAAAGTCAGCTCCTGCTACGGAAGAGACATTACCTGCAGGATCTGCTTGAAATACATGAGACTCGTGACCTAATAATGCTGAATAACCGCCCTTAGGCTGAGCACTGGAAAGATACGGATCAAAAGAATATTCTCCCGATGAAAAAGTAACTTCCCCTAATATAGCGTCTGCTCCTTTATCAGGATTAAATGCAGGGGTGTAAATATTTACGCCAGACACAGTACGAGTAAAAGGAGACCCAGCTTGAAGTTCAGTATCGCTTATAACTCGTCGCACAAGCTTATATTCTGCAGCAGCAGTTTCGGTGCCAGGAGCTCCCGCAGAAGTAACTTTTATTAACTGACCTTCACTAATATCAGTAAAAGTAGTAGAAGAGCCTATCAATCTATCCGAACCTGAGACCGTACTAACAGTGCCCGATACATTTAATAAACCATTATTAGAAGCAGCTCTTTCTTTAAAGTAAGATGCCTCCGTCTCATTTCCGTCTATATCTTCTACAGTTTCATCAGTATGTACAACAAAACTACGCAGAGGATTAGTAGAGCTGCTAGAATCAAAATAAAGATACATAGTATCAGAAGATGACATGCCAGAAAAACTTTCTGTTCTCTGCGCAGAAGTAGCACTGCTGAAAACTATAGGCGCGGCAGCAGGGGGAGTAAATCTAAAATTACGAGAGTTTATAGTAAATACTCCCGTTGTAGAATTAAAATTAAAAGGGGCACTAAGATCTCCGCCCTGAGCCACAGATTGTATATTTCCGGTAGAAATAAGAGGACTGCTAATTGCAACATTAGCTATTTCCCAGGCAGATTTTGCTCCTAAAGTATTTACGGTTCTGACTTTTACAGTGTAAGAGCCAGCCGCCACATTAGATATAGCAAAAGAGGTCGAGCCTTTAGGGGCCTCTACTGTTGTCATATTTGCAGGGCCTGAGCCGTTCGGCAAAAGGTCATGCGAAATTTCAAAACGCTCTATAAATCTATAATTTCTTGTGCGAAGAGATCCTGAAGAATCAGTATATGTTTCTGTAGGAGGAGTCCACCCTATAATACCTTGATAGGCGGAGGTTTGACCCGAGGCAGAGGGATCACCTATAGGCGACATTTCTAAGGAAACCCCGCTTGGAGGAGGAACAGGCCCGCTCGCCTCTGTAGCAGGTATGTAATCAGTAGTGTATGTTGGAATAGATACATCTATTTCATCAAACTTTAGCTCATCATATTGAGTAGCAGATATAGAGTATTTACCTGCTCCATCCTCTGCTAATCCGGCTACCCTGAAAGTTTTCAAGTTGCTGCTATCAGAGGTGTCTCTAGTTATAGCCCATATATAGTCTTGCAGTGGGGCTTGCGAAAAAGCACCACTTACAGTAATACTACTAGCTGTTGTGCCTGTATTAGTAATATCTTTAACCTCTACACGACTATTCTTACTAAACTGCACATCTATATGATTACCAGCATTATCAAAGTAGTTTACTGCACTCTCTGCAGTAGGAGGGTTATTTACTAAATCTATGAGATTGTCGTCCTCATCCCTGACCTCGGGAAGAAAAGCTCCTCTAGTGTAAGTAGGAGGCGTGCCTCCCGTTCCTATAGTGGCGGAATCTTGCGCTAAGTATACTGAGGCACCCGGAAAAATAATATGCAGCTTACAGTCAGTTCCTGCTGTATTTCCTGGACCAAAGTCTACTTCTCTATCCAAAGCTATAGTGGAGGTCGTACTGCCGGAGGACACTCTTCCAGATGCTTCAATATTTTGATCGTCTTTATCCTGAATATTGATTATATCACCGGGTCTTAAGAAAGAAGCATTTATACCTGTAGTAAATGAAACAATTTCGGTTTCTTTAGTGTCGGTGTAAAGGTGCCACTCAGCTAGTCTAGAGGCTTGGGACTCGGACGTGCAGCCAAAGGCTACAATATCCTGGGAAACTACTTTACCTTGCAACACTATGTTTGCCGTGTCTTCTACAGTAAGAATTGTTTTCTTGTAAAACTCATCAGGATTATTCCATGTAACATTAATTTGGTTAACTCTCGCTCGCTGCCCCGTATAAGTATACTCAAAAACACCCTGCTCTACATTAGCCTTAGTAAAGGTATAAACTGCCTCTTTTGGAGAATCCTGTACTCCTACAATCTTACCATCAATCCAAGCTAACATGCCTCGAAAAGAGCTGGCGAGATCTTTCAGTACTTTGTAACTCTCTTCGATAGTAGATAAGTACACATTGCAGGAGAATCTTGGTTCTTGACCTCCCTTACCGTCAGAAACTAGTTCATCACAATATCTTGCAATTTGATAAAGAGAAAACTTATCTATGTCATCTTCACTGATAAACTGTCCTAACCCATAATCCTTGTCAGTAAGTATATCATAAAAAACCCATGCAGGATTATTGCAATATACTTTGCGAAAATTAACATGTGTAGGAGAAAGGCTTTCATCCCCCCTAAAAGATCCTGTCCATGGAACATAGCTATTAGAATCTGCTCCCGCGCTGGTTCTAGTATATTTTGCCGAAGCTGTGCCTGTCTCTTCGCGAGTTATATAGTTACTAGGGACTTTAATTTTTTTGCCATAAATATGGTAAGATCTGCTGGGAGGGGTTGTAAAATCTTCTGCGGAGTAGCCTACAACTGCATAAGCTGAAGTTGCATAATTAAATTTATTTTCTATAATTGCTTCGTAGGAGTCTATAGTTGCATTTAGTACAGCATCATTATCATCACAGTAGTCTTTAACGCCTTCAGGGCTCAGGCGCCTAACTTCTAGGCTCCACGAACTAAAAGGTTGGTATTTCTTAACGTCGACATCATATGTTGCTATAAACGCAGGGTTATTTCCTTTTTTCTGAATTAATCCAGTATTTCCGCCATTTGCTACACGCCCTCCTCCCGGATACTTATATAGAGATAGGCCTACACCTCTAGTACTGCTGTTAGCTACAGTAGAAGACCAATTAGGCACACTTTGCAAAAAATCACTTCCCCCATAGTCTCTCCCGTGAACTAATACAGAGGTGGCTGAAGAAGCGCCTTCTGTGGTATACTTAAATACTACTTGGAACTCTGCATAGGCAGTTACATCTTTTCCCTTTGAATCTATATGTCGTAGTCCGCCAGGAAATTTAATATTTACTTTTAGTCTATCTATTTCGCTTGCAGTGTATTGCCCTAAGGAGACATTTGAGGATACTAATGCTCCCGCAGAGGGGCTTTGCGTACCCTGTCCAGATGGAGCATTTACTGCATTAACAAGTTTTAGGGGCTGGTTAACTTGATATACAAAACCCGCACTTTGAGAACTGCCTACTGAACTCTCATACTCCTCACCAAATCGAGTACCTCGAAAAAACGAAGTTTTAACATTATCATAAGCTAAATTTTTGCCGGAGTTTTGTATATTGTATATATTGTCGACAGAAGCAGAAGATACTCGTACTATTCCGCCACTAATGCTCGTGGGAACACTAGATACAAGGGTTGCGGCTCCATTGTTAGTAATAGAGGATATTTTTATAACTTCATCAACAGTTATGACAGTACCGTTTGCAACACTAGTCTGAGGAAGGGGCCATATTAGAGCATTAGTAGATGAGTTTATAGTTCTTACAATACCTCGATATTCAGTTCCATCAGGGCCTGCTCCAGGAATACGAACAAAGTATCCTGCGGACGATAAAACACTAGCACTTCCCCCTCTAGGATCCGAAGTGTGTTTTGATTGAAATAATGCGGAGTTCACGTTAACTCTTGCAAGACCTCTAGGGAGCGCTCCTGCAAGGGTGGAACTTCCGCCACCCCCTTTTATTTCTAAATACCTATCTCCGTCATTTAAATCTATGTCTGCAAATAAGCTTCCCGCACCCGTAACGGAAGTACCAGAAATATTTGCAGTAGAAGACCTACCTGTAATATTGCCGTTTGCATCATCAAGAAGAGCAGTGCCATTTAGATACACACTAGCTTGCCCATTAACTAGGCCCCCTATTTCACCACATGCAATTAAATCTACAATACTAGCGTGTTGATTTTCATATATTGCTGGCATAATTAAAGACCCCCCTCTATAAAGGTCCATCGAGACCCTGTGTCAATATTTTTCGCATACTCTGCACCCCCTGTGTAGGATACACTTATAGGCATGCCTCCTACTATAAGTTCTCCATACGCTACCGGAACAGGGAGTCCTTGCGCTATCGTATTTTGTGGACCATTAAATAAATAAGAAGGATCTGTGCCTTCGTCTGTCTGAGGACCAGGTGCTAATAGTTGTGTTATTCCAGCAATTGCTAGATTGACAGCGACCATGGTCAGCCCTACAGTCGCTGACGCAACGAGAGCACTTTGTGTACTTGTGCCAGTTAATGCAGCAGTAAACGAGCCTGGTAGCATAATAGCAACAGTTATAATTGCAATTGCTGCTAAAATCTTAGATCCGGCACTCTTTGAACCTGCAGGAACTTCAGTAATAATTATATCTTCATTATTTAAGGATAAAAGCATCTCTTCAGGCTCTTCTAAAAACTCCTCGCCTCTTTGTATCTCAAATCCTACCCCGGCTTCCGCGGCATCTACTAGGTATTTTCTAAACCCAGGAGTCTGACAATCTATTAGTCTAAAAATATCTCTAATATTAGAGCACTCGGCCTCCCAATGTGGACCAAATTTTTCTATTCCTCCAACTAAATAAACTGATTGCATCTTACTATCCTATGTAAATGTATACCCCATCCTGAGTGTAAAGACTCTCTGCAAGAAAGCCTATTAACAGCATGGTGTAAAAACATATCTTCTCCTATATATACTCCACAATGGTTGGGTACATTTGAAAATACTTTAAAAATTAGCGCGTCTCCTATCTTAGGAGAATCCACTTCTGTAAATCCGTATGACTCGAATAAGTCATCAAAATAATTAAACCCTTTTTCCCACCAGTCGTCTTCAAATACAGTTTTTGGCAACTCAATATTATACGTTTCGCTATAATAGTCCCTAAGTAGAGAGTAGCAGTCATACTTTCCAAATAAATAGTCTCTTCCTAATAAGGGCTGTCTTATCTTGGGTGGTGTGTATACAAATTTATCTACATCAGGTAAAGAATATATAATATAGGGTATCTCCAAGAAGTCACTGGCTTTTATATCAGATTCGCTAGGCTCACAAGAAGCATCAGGATGACTATGTACTATAGCTTGGACATCCCCTAGTAGAGCTGCTTTTGCGTAATCCTTTGGAGAAATTACAAAATCTTCTTTAGGGTTTTCCGCAACATTCTCACAATGCCTCCAGACTAGCTTACCTCTTTTATTCAGTAATAATCCACAGCCCTCATTTGGGTAGTCATTAAATAAATCTTGTACTATTTCTTTATCTACGCTGTCTAGCACCTGGGAATCCTCCAAAAGGTAATGCTATGTTTGCTTCAGTAATCGCTATTCCCCCAGTTACACTACTATGCTCTCGTGCGTTGAATCTAAGAGAGCAGGACTTTATTTTCTTTCCACAGATATCACCTTCCGTCCAATATATACCTTCTTTAATAGTATCATGGCTGCCCCCAGTTTGGGTGAATTTATTGACTTGCCAAAGTTTTCCTGAAGATAAAATATAGTTACTATATCTACTGTCCCTGTACGAATAATAAGTAGTTGAGGATGAATAGTTAGAGTATACCCGTACTCGTCTCCAACTAGCACTTGCATCATTAGGAGAAGTAGAAGTGGCTGAAAGTGCTTGCCAATAAGCCGTAACAGTTTGATTACTAGAAGATGTTTTTGTTACTTGTACTTGAGTTTCATTAGTAATGTAGTAAGCTCCCTCAGTTGAGGTACCAGAGAATACAGACATACCGCTAAATATAGAGGCAGGTACAATATACTCATCAAATTTATTCATAAAAATTTTGTCTACATCTGTAGCAATTAATTTTTGATCCCAAGTACAGCCTCCTATCTTGTCCTGCCTTTGAACATTGGAAGAAGCACCTCTATATTTAAAGGGGCAGGCGCCTCCAATAATTACCCTTCTAGGAAGCGTAATGCCAGCTAGGTCAAAGGGGGCTGCTAGTTCAAAAGTGACAACAATAGCCGTTTTCGACTTTATCCTATCTATTACATAGGTCGCTTTCGGAAATTCTACTGGAGCGTTTCCTGACCCAGAGTCCCCAGTACCCCCAACTAAATATTTTTCTAAAGTTGTTCTTCTAGTGAGTCTCTTTCCTATTAACTCTTCAAAACCCAAGCCCCCTATCTCGTTAGAGAATATCGAGCCTAAATTTGCTACAGATATCTCAGGTCT